GAACAATCTATTCAAAAGTACAAAGACGAATTATCAATCAATGGTGACTTATCTTATTTAAACTTGGACTGGAAACCCGTACCAGTTATACCTAAGTTTGTAGATATTGTTGTTAATGGTATGTCTCAAAGATCTTATGATATTAAAGCTTATGCTCAAGATCCTGAGTCTATAATGAAAAGAACTGCTTATGCTGAAGCTTTACAAGTGGACATGATGCAGAAAAATTTCATCAATAAGATTAAACAAACTACAGGCTTAGACGTCTCAAGATCCCAAGGTAAAGGTTTAGATATGGAGAGTGAAGAGGATATACAGCTTCACATGCAGATGGATTATAAAGAATCTGTTGAAGTAGCTGAAGAAGAGGTGATTAACAATGTATTAGCTAAAAACAAGTATGATTTAATTAGAAGAAGATTGAATCAAGATTTAACTATATTAGGTATTGCAGCTACTAAAACATCTTTTAATAGATCTGAAGGAGTTACTATTGATTATATAGATCCAGCAAATTTAGTTTATTCATACACTGATGATCCTAACTTTGAAGACATATATTACGTAGGTGAAGTTAAATCAATTAGTTTACCAGAACTTAAAAAGCAGTTTCCTGATTTAACAACTAGCGAGCTAGAGGAAATACAAAAATATCCAGGTAATGAAAGCTATACTAGAAACTGGAGTGGTAGATATGACGACAACACAGTACAAGTATTATATTTTGAGTACAAGACTTACACTAATCAAGTATTTAAAATAAAGCAAACAGCGTCAGGACTTGAAAAAGCATTAGAAAAACAAGATACATTTATAGATGCGCCAGAAGGTGACAACTTTAAAAAAGCATTTAGATCAATTGAAGTATTATATTCAGGAGCTAAAATACTAGGTCATAATAAGATGCTTGATTGGAAGATGGCAGAAAATATGACTAGACCGTTTGCTGATACTGTTAAAGTTAACATGAACTACAACATAGTAGCTCCTAGATTATACAAAGGTCGCGTAGAATCAATTGTAAGCAGAATTACTGGTTTTGCTGATATGATACAGTTAACTCATTTAAAACTGCAACAGGTGATGTCTAGGATAGTGCCTGATGGGGTTTATATGGATATAGATGGTTTAGCAGAAGTAGATTTAGGTAATGGTACTAATTATAATCCAGCAGAAGCATTAAATATGTATTTTCAAACTGGATCTTTAGTTGGTAGATCAATGACTCAAGATGGTGGTATGAATCCAGGTAAAGTTCCAATCCAAGAACTTTCTACTTCAAATGGTATGGGTAAAATACAGTCGTTAATACAAACTTATGAGTATTACTTAAAAATGATTAGAGATGTAACCGGACTTAATGAAGCTAGAGATGGCACATTACCAGACAAGCAGTCATTAGTTGGTTTACAAAAGCTTGCAGCTGCTAATTCAAATGTAGCTACTAGACATGTATTACAAGCTAGTTTATATTTAACACTTAGAACTTGTGAAAATATATCACTAAGAGTTGCTGATGCTTTAATGTTTCCAATGACTAAACAGTCTTTGATGTCTAGTATATCTAGATACAATGTAGGAACATTAGAAGAGTTATCTAGTTTAAATATTCACGACTTTGGTATATTCTTAGAATTAGAGCCAGATGAAGAGCAAAAGCAAATATTAGAACAAAATATTCAAATAGCTTTACAAGCTGGGCAAATAGATCTTGAAGATGCTATTGACATTAGAGAAGTTGCTAATTTAAAGTTAGCAAATCAAATGTTGAAGAAACGTAGAAAAGATAAAGCAGCTAGAGATCAACAAGCACAGCAGGCTAATATGCAAGCTCAAGCACAGTCTAACGCACAGTTAGCAGAGCAAACAGCTATGGCAGAGGCTCAGAAGCAGCAAATACTTACTGAGCAAAAAATGCAACTTGAAAAAGCTAAGTCTGATTTTGAAGTTCAAAAGATGGAGAGAGAAGCACAAATTAAACAACAGTTAATGGAACTAGAGTTTAATTATAATATGCAGCTTACTCAAGCTCAAGGACAAGCTAAAAAACAAGAAGAAAATTTTAAAGAAGATCGTAAAGACGAACGAACTAAAATACAAGCAACACAACAATCTGAGTTGATAGATCAAAGAAAAAATGATTTATTACCGAAGAACTTTGAATCCGCAGGTAATGATACTATGGGTGGATTTGGCTTAGAGCAGTTTGGCCCTAAGTAATTTTATATTAACTATTATATTATATTATGTCAGAAGAAGTAAAAGAAGAAGGTTCTTTTAAAATAAAAAAGAAACCAGGTAGACCTAAGAAACTTACCAAAAAAGGAGAAACTATAAAAGTAGATTTATCTAAAAAAGAAGATCCTGTAGAAGAGGAAGTAGCAAAAGTTGTTATTGACGAAGCTAAGGAAGAGGCTGTTAAAGAAGAGCCAGTAAAAGAAGTTGTTGAAGAAAAAACTGAAGAAACTACTGAAGGAAAAGTAATCCCAATACAAGAGATTACTGAAGAAAAAGTAGAAGAAGTAAAAGAGCCAGTTATAGAAACTGCTCCAGAGCCAGCTAAGCCAGAGGTTAACTTACCAGAAAATGTAGAAAAGTTAGTTAAGTTCATGGAAGAAACAGGTGGTACAGTTGAAGACTACGTTAGATTAAATGCTGATTACAGCAATGTAGACGACAACGTTTTAATTAGAGAATACTACAAACAGACTAAACCACATCTAGACATCGAAGAGGTAAACTTCTTATTAGAAGATAACTTTTCATTTGATGAAGATATGGATGAAGAGCGAGATATAAAGAAAAAGAAACTCGCCTTTAAAGAAGAAATTGCTAAAGCCCGTAAATTTTTAGAGGACACTAAGAGTAAATACTACGACGAAATCAAGTTGAGAACCGGCGTAACTCAAGACCAACAAAAAGCTACTGACTTTTTCAATAGATACAACGAAGAACAGAAAATGGTTCAAAATCAACACGAGAGGTTCCAGAATAACACTAAAAACTATTTTAACCAAGAATTCAAAGGTTTTGACTTCAATATTGGTGAAAAGAAATTTAGATATGGAGTTTCGGATACTGATGGTGTTGCTAACACCCAATCTGATCTAACTAATTTTGTTGGGAAGTTCCTGAACGAGAAAGGTGAAGTAAAAGATTATGCTGGTTACCACAAAGCCATTTATGCTGCTGAAAACGCTGACACAATAGCTAATCATTTCTATGAGCAAGGCAAAGCCGATGCTGTAAAAGATATGATGGCTAAATCCAAAAATGTAAGTAATGAACCTAGAGTAACATCTACAGGTGATGTTTATATAAACGGATTAAGAGTAAAAGCAATTAGCGGTGTAGATAGTTCTAAGTTAAAAATAAAAACAAAACAAAAATAAAACTTAAAACTAATAATTATGGGACTAGACGCAAGTAATGCCCCGGGATTACTCCCACATCAAAAGAGAGTTACTCTATCGAGTAATTATTTATCTTTTGATAGCTCCACAGGTGGAGGAACTTTTGCTCAACAATATCTACCAGAATTGTATGAAGCAGAAGTAGAAAGATTTGGTAATAGAACATTATCAGGTTTTTTAAGAATGGTTGGCGCTGAAATGCCAATGACATCAGATCAAGTTATTTGGTCTGAACAAAATAGATTACACATTTCTTATGATGGTTGTACTAACAACGGTGCTGGTACTATATTAACTGTTCCAGTTGAAGATGGTAAAGAATGTGTTATTAGAATAGGTTCTACAGTAGTTATCTCAAACGGGTTAAAAACTGTAAAAGCTAGAGTACATAATGTTGGCGCGGCTACAGGTTCTGGAGCTTCAAGAGTTGCTAATGTACACTATAGAACTTATGCTGTTAATGATGGTTCTGCTATTGACACAACTGCGGGAGCTTGTAAAATATTTGTTTATGGCTCTGAGTTTGCTAAAGGTACTCCAGGTATGGAAACTTTTAATACCAGCGATCATTCTACTCAAGCAATACAGCCTGATTTTAAACAATTTGATAATAAGCCTATTATTCTTAAAGACTTTTATGAAGTTTCTGGATCTGACGCTGCTCAAATTGGTTGGGTTGAAGTTGCTACTGAAGATGGTACTTCTGGATACTTATGGTATTTAAAAGCTGAGTCTGAAACAAGATTACGTTTTGAAGATTATTTAGAAATGAGTATGGTTGAAGCTGAGAAAAAAGGTACTTCAACTTCTGGTGTTACAGTAGATGGTTCTGAAGGTTTATTTGCTGCTATTGAAGATAGAGGAAATATTTATAATGACTTTGCTGGTGCTCAAAACGCTGGTACAGGTGCATTAGGAGATTTCGATGATATTCTTAAGCAATTAGACAAGCAAGGTGCTATTGAAGAAAACATGTTATTTTTATCGAGAGCTACTGCTTTAGATTTTGATGATATGATAGCTACTGTAAATGGAGGTTTTGCTGGTGATGCTACTGGTAGAGGTGCTTCTTATGGTTTATTTAACAACGAGGCTGAAATGGCATTAAACTTTGGATTTAATGGTTTTAGAAGAGGTTCTTATGACTTTTATAAAACTGACTGGAAATATCTAAATGATGCTTCAACTAGAGGTTTAACAGCTGACGTTGATGGTGTTATGATTCCTGCTGGAACATCCACTGTTTACGATCAAATGTTAGGTCAAAACATCAGACGTCCTTTCTTACATGTAAGGTATAGAGCTTCGGAAGCTGATGATCGAAAAATGAAATCATGGGTTGTTGGCTCTGTTGGTGGAGCTTACACTTCAGGTTTAGATGCTATGCAAGTACACTTTTTATCTGAAAGATGTCTTTGTGTGCAAGGTGCAAATAACTTTGTGTTATTTAAGTCTACTGTCTAAATAAAAACAATAATAAGATCCCGCTTAGGCGGGGTCTTTATTAATTATTATATTATATTATATTATGGAAATTAAAGAAAAAAAGGCTCCAGCTAAAGCTGTAGCAAAAGAAATTAAAAAAAATACTTGGGAAATTAAAGATAGATATTATCATTTATTAAATAACAAATCTCCCTTGACATTTAGGATTAACTCTAAACACTCTTCAAGAAAACCTTTAATGTGGTTTGATCAAGAAAAAGGTTACAATAGAGAGCTAAGATATGCAACTAATATGTCATCTCCATTTGTCGACGAGCAGGTAGGAGCTGTAACATTAGGGCATATTGTTTTTGAAGATGGAGTGTTAATGGTACCTAAATCTGATGTAGCTTTACAAAAAATGCTTTCACTATATCATCCAAATAGAAACAAGTTATACGCTGAAAAAGATGATGTACAAGAGGCAACTGATGATTTAGATTATTTAGAGCTAGAAGTAGAAGCTTTAAATGCTGCTATGACTATGGATATTGATCAAGCAGAAGCAATACTTAGAGTAGAGCAAGGTTCGAGTGTATCTAAAATGAGTTCTAAGGAGCTTAAAAGAGATTTAATGTTGTTTGCTAGATCAAACCCTAGTTTGTTTATAGAGCTAGCAAATGATGAAAACGTAGAATTAAGAAACTTTGGTATTAAAGCTGTTGAAGCTAACATACTAGGTTTATCTCAAGATCAAAGAACATTTACTTGGGCTAGTAATGGTAGAAAACTTATGAACGTTCCTTTTGATGAAAACCCATATTCAGCTTTAGCTGCGTGGTTTAAAACTGATGAAGGCGTAGAGGTTTATAAATCTATCCAGAAAAAGTTAAAATAACAAGTGACTATAATTACAAGGGGCTACTAATGTAGCCTCTTTTTAAAATATTAAAAATGGCAATAAGCGTAGATACTGTATATAAAACTGTATTACTTATTTTAAATAAAGAACAAA